GGTAGAGTTAAGGGGATTAGTCAGACGCAGGGATGCTGAAGCTGCGCTCTTTGTGAAAGGAATCCAATGAAAGGCTTGTACTACAACATAAACCGGCGCAGGAAGTTAGGTTTGCCAGCCAAGAAGCCAGGACAAAAAGGTTACCCTACTGCCAAAGCATTTATTAGATCGGCTAAGACTGCCAAGAAAAGGAAGGTTCGCCGTGGCTAAGAAGTTTCCTAATCTATCGGTAGGACGCGGTGAGAAATTACCCGCTTCCCAGGGTGCTGGCTTGACTGCAAAGGGTAGGCGCAAGGCTAATGCTGCTGGCAGTAACCTTAAAGCGCCTAACAAAGATCCGAATAATCCTCGACACAAATCTTTCTGCGCCCGTAGTAAGAAGTGGAACGGTGTAAGAGGGAAAGCCGCTAGGAAACGTTGGAATTGCGGTAGTCGGTAACTTTTAATTATTTTTAGGTTTTAACATAAATGACCAAAAAGTTGCCCCTGCTATTTTGGCTATAAATTGCATTGCCACAATGTGAGGGAGAAATACTCCAAAGGCTAGTGTAGGGAAAAGCACAGAATCAACTGCCGCGCCAGCTGTATTACTCCAAATGCTTCTACGAATCCATTTTCCAGTAATTGCCCGAAACACGCACCAATCGACTAATGATGCCGCCATAAACGAAATGCTTGATGCAATAGCTATTTTAGAAATTGTTGGATTAAAAATATATGTTAAGACTCCTGTAACCATAATTAACGCCAACATTTGCAATGGCTTTAACATCATGTGAAGTTTGTCGCGCAAAGCCAAATCTAAACCAATCAAAAAAAATGAATTAATTGGGCTGACCCAAGGGCCAAAAAACGCCACAATTAAATTAGCCGCAATCATTGCAACCGTATAAATCCCTATTGCAAAATAAATCATGCAAACATCCTTTCTTGTATTGGGGTTATGTCCCATCTAGGCTTGCATTGCACAGAATCCCAAATGTTTGCCATTTCAAGCGCGTTATGTTTTAAATGGTGATTTCTGGCTATGTCTGTTGAATCAACAGATGCGAACGGATAGCCAAACCTTGCCGCCGCCATCCCTCGGAGCATATGAATCCAAACAGGAACTACGCCATTAACACAAATTGCGTTCATGGCTTGGCACATTCTTTTGTGCCACATTGGACTTCCAACAACTTGATACTCGGCGCTAGATCCAAAACAAACTTTGTCGTAATCAACGCAAAGCCTTTCAAGTCTGCCTATGCTTTCGTGTAAATGCCAAACGGGAGCTCCTTTCTGGTTAGGCCACTCCTTTAACATTGCATCATTTTCCGCTTCGCCACCGTCTATTACGTCAGGAATGACCGCCCAAGTTGTTGGGTATTCAAGCCATTTATCAGACCAAGCGTAATACTTTGACCAATCCATAGAAATGCCTCGCCTCCAAACTGAAAACGCGCCGTTATCCAACATCACACTTTGTCCATGCTCATGCGCCCAAATGCAATCATTAGGTGAAGCAAAAGAAACGCAAAAACACTTTCCACTTAATTCTTGCAAAACTGAACGCGGTGTTATTGGCGTACCGTGGTAATGGATAGTCACTTCTTCTTCTCTACTTTTGTAGGCGGTTTGTCTGTAACTATTACATAGTGGGAGAGGATGGCAGCAGCAGCAATCGCACCTAAAGCTGCCCAGGCAAAGCCGCAGACTGCTCCTGCAATCCATGCTTGGCGGCGGTGCGCTGCAAGCATTGCATCTATCTCATTGTTATCCACCGTCATTCTCCTCATCTTCAATCTTCACGGACTCAAGAAACTCCACCAGAGTGTAAACGCAGGGCAATATCAAATCGCGGCAGATAGCATCGTGTACATCAGACTCCGTTTGACCGACGTTCTGCGCGTAGATTTTTAGCGCACCAAGTCGTTCGCTTACCAGCGTATCAAGCCGATCAAAATCAAGCTGTTTTACGGTTTCAATGTTTTTGTATTCCATTTATTTTTCTCCTTAAAAACCGTCGTTTGCAGGACATTTGTGCGGTGTCACTCTGATTCCGCAGGTGCAGATGTATTCTGACTGCGCTTTCCCCAAGAGTGCTTCCTCTGCAAGAATGCGTACTGTGCCGCATTTCCCGCCCATAGCGTCATGCACATCAATTAACCGCGACAGGGCATCCCGCAGGATGGCGATTTTCTCCGCGTTCCTGTCCAACTGCTCTTGTTGCCGGTCAAACTGCGCGGAACAAGCGGCGAGTTCCTTTACCGCACACTCATAGTGTTTTGCTCCTGACTGCCAGCAGTTTTCATAGTGTGTGGTTCCGTCATTCATTTCCCCACCTCCTTCATTTCTTCCACATACTTTTTCATGGTTGCAGACACATTGGTATGCGCCGAATCGCTAGGAATGTACTTAGTGGTTAGTAAGTGCTTACTTCTATCTTTTAAATACTGAATAGCCGCTTCTCTTTTACGTTTGTTATATTCACTACTCATGTTTAATTTCCTCTCTAATAAGTCGTATGAACTCCAGCAAAGGCAGGGTGACTAGCCAACCCTTGCCATCACCCCGAAACGCCACCACAGGCCGTTCTGATGCGTTCTGTAGCCCTTCTATGGACTCATCCATCCAGTCGTAGAGCAGTCCTATGCGTTTCCTGCGTTTAATCTCCCACCTATAAGGGGGAGTTGATATGTCAGATCCTTTATCTCGCTCCTGACCTAGTAACCGATTAACCTTGTAATTGAGGTGATCAGTCAGGATTGCGGCTACTTCCCGTTCTCCCTCCTGGCCTCTTTGACGGTTACGTTTGCCTCTGGTTTTTGCATTTGAGATAATAAATTTAGCCATAGGAATCCCCTTACCCCGCACCTTGTCCTGCGCCTTGTCAGGATTGGTGTCGGGGCTTTTTTTATTTAGATTGCAGCAATTGACCTTCAAAGGCATAGGTTCCAATGTGGCCTAGCCGTACCCAGGGTGCTGCCCAGACCTTGCCGCCAGCCTTCCTCCAGATATTGCAGAAGTGGTAATCCTCTGACAGTAGCCTGTTGGTTCCTTCTTCAATGCTGGTAGCAAAGTATTCCATGATCTTGTCCTGCGCCTTGATGGTTCCACCCAGATCCATTACATCGTTGGAATAAGACGGTACGCGCTTGGATAGCTTCTCAAACACCTCGCGCTTGATGAGCATGAACCCTGTTCCCCCATTCCATATCTCTACAGGCTGGTTCATGGGAACGGTGACAGATCCGGTATAGCCCACCAGGTTAACCACAAAGCTGCCGGTATGGTGTTTCATGTTCTCTAGTGATACGCCACTATCCACAGCGTATTTGACGGATGACCAGTTAATCTCTTTCTTAGGATAGATGCCGCAGATAATGTCTTTGTTGGCAGAGATCATGGGCGGTATATCCGTAGCTTCAAAGCGTATGTCAGCATCCACAAACATCAAGTGTGTGCAGTCAGACTTCATGAAGGCATGGGCTAGGGCGTTTCTTGCGCGGGTGATGAGTGATTCGTTGAACATAAACGAATAGACAACATCCATATTCCCATGCGTAATCTTGGTGAGATTGATGAGTGCCTGGGCGTAATACCCGTAGCACAGTCCACCATACATAGGCGTAGCAAAGAACAGCTTTGGCTTCTTAGGTTGAGCAAGTACCTTCTTGGGCTTCTTAGGAGCCACCTTTTTAGTGATAGCCATTAGAAGGGTACATCCTGGTCATCCTGCTGTTTAACTTCACGCGGATACTGCTGCGTAGCCATTGGATTGACTGCCAGACTGATGAGTTCTCCATAAGCGGAAGTACGCTTCCACGCGGAAAGTTTTATCAGTTTCCCGTTAGCCATGACCTCGCCTTTAAAGTCGGGTGCTTTCTCATTACCTTTCTTGTCATTGCTAAAAAGTACGCCTTTGCCTTCTTCTGGAATCTTAGTTGCCATAGTTTTTCTTTCCTAATTTATCAATACCAATTGAAATTAACATTCCCTTTTTTGTTTCCACTATCCATCCTGCAATGCGGAGGAGTTCCCCGTTGTAGAACAGTTCGCCTTTCATGTCGGGGGATGCCTCATCAATCTTGTCGTGATTGGTGAACAGCACCCCCTTTCCATCTACTAATGATTTACTCTTGAAATCACTCATTTTTATGCTTCTCCAGAGGCAGAGAACTTGGCATCAATTTCCTTGTAAATCTCGGTAGTGCGCTGGAGGCCAAAGCGCCTGAACACCGGCACGTTGATCAGCTTGAGTGCCTTGATTTTCTCTTGCTTGCCCTCCCACGCCAGTTTGCTGGCAATGATCTTGTCCACCACAATCATCAACGCATCCAGCCATTCTTCTGGAGATCCGTAGATAACCGCATCCTTGCCTGGCAGGGAGAACGCCCATTCCTCTGGAGGCAGATCGTCCGTCATCGTGCTGATGGATTCGGCAATTGGCACAGAGTCAGACTCCACCACCTCAATGGTTCCCATATCGCGCTCTACGGGCTTTCTGACGGGTTCAAAGTCTTGCACCTCCTCGGGTGTATAGACACCCACTACACAGCCAGGGTAGACCGTCCTGATACCCTCAGAGATAACCCTAGCGCGTAGCATGGCGCGAGGATAGTTCTTCCAGTTGTCCTTACCCGTCAAGCCGATCTTCCGCGCCTGCTCGAACGTCCAGGACAGGGTGATGCTGCCACCGGAAGGATGGGAGAACGTAGCCTTAACCTCGGCATCCGTATAAATATCCCAGTTGACCTTGCCACCAGCAGCCTGGAACCTGGCAAGCATGGCATCAGCCTTGAGTGCTGGCCTACCCTGGATGACGTGGTAGTCACGCGCTGCAATTGCGGGGTGCATCCCTTCAGCCTGGGCTATCAGCATGAGTGCTACCGCTTGCTCAGGTGTTTTCATGCCGAACAGACCGGACTTGGCAACCGCTACTGCCATGCGTTCAATGTCTGCAATGGGTACAAGTGCATTAGTCATTTGAATTTCTCCATTAATGAAATGATTGTGTCTAATACTGATGATGTTGCCATGACATAGATAGCCAGATCAACGCGACTCATTAGCTACCCTTTGCTTTCTCTATCGCAATACGCGCAGCGGTTTCAGCACCACGCGAGATTGTGATAATCATGTCCGAACCCATGAAGATGGGAATATCTATTTGCTGAACAGGATCGTTGGTCTTACGCAACTCAGAAAATATATCGTCAGTCATACCCTTTGCCAGCTTGTACATAAGATGTATCGGGCTTTCTTCCGGTATTTCAAATGCGTGATTACTTTTGTTTTCTGGAATCATTTTTAATCCTTTCTTTAAGATCTGATATTTCTACAATCGCTTCTGCCATTTCGTGTTCTAAGCGATTAATAGTCTGCGCGGCTGCCCATAGGGTATGCGCCTTGGTTAGCACCGCCTCTTGCCTAGCTAGGTCTATACACGCCTCTGCTACCTTATTCATACTGCGTGCCAAACGCGGCACAGTCTGCCCGTACCACCCTTAGCCTTACCTTCTGTGCGTACCAGATGCAAAGCCTCTAACTCATTCATGCGCCTAGCTACTTGGTTAACGTCAAGGCCAGTTCGCTCGGCAATGTCATAGATCGTGCCAGGCTTATCAAGCGCAGACATAATCAAGGATTGATGGTCAATTGCTAATTCACTAGCTTGTGCTGCTGCTGCGTGGCTAGTATCAGGATCAGTTGACCTTACTCGGGGGAAGTTACTCGGAGTGCTACCGTAGAACAGTCGGGAAAGGATTTTCATTTGACTAAGAACCTACGGCTGCCAGGCAGGGTGTTGACGAACTGGTCATACACCTTGGGCATAGACACTTGAAACGCTTTGGTATCGAAACGCTTACTAGCTGCGGCGGTTTTCCATGTTGCCAATGTGTGACCATCAACGGTCTGGATCAGACTGGTTTCGCCCATGTACCGCTGCACCCTGCCAGTCAAATCTTCCTCCTGTTCTTCCAGCCGCTTGATGGTGTCTTTGATCTCTCTCAACTTCTTGCAAACCATCTCAACATCAGTAGACGCAACCTTGTAGCTGCCATCATCCTGTTTGAAGATAGCGCGTAGGTCATCAGGGTGCGATGCCTCTGGAGGTGAGCGTGTCTGTATATGCGCCCATAGTGCAGCCTCCTGCTGGATCAGCGCATCTTTCATAGACGTATCTACTTCGATGGGATAGATGCAGAGTTCCTGACCGCCGAATAACACGCACAACTTAACCATGTCCACGCCAAAGACTGCGGCTTCATGGATACATTGAGCGAGATCATTAACGGGTATCTTCGTGCTGCCATCATCACCAAACTTTCCACGGGCGTGTACGCTGTAATTCTTAATCTCATAAAGGGTTTTGTTATCTTCTGAAACATAGTCAAAGTGGCTACGCATCCAGGTGTGCATGGGGTGCGTACCCTCTATGTCCAATTCCTTCAGGCGCACCTTCTCACGGTCAGCTACGGCTGCTGCTATGGGTGCTTGCAAGCGCAGTCCCCATTGCACGTTTTCAAGATGCCCAATGTCCTCTATTTCTTTCGCTCCAGTCTTGATGAGCCAGACCTCGGCATCTCTGCCGGCAGCGATCTTGCGAGCATCACCTGACCACATTCGGCAGTTTCTATTATCTGGGGAAAAGTCAGCCATGATTAATCTCCGTCTTTCATAGGTGAGCCATAGGTAGTGAGATTCTCTACGGGGCGAGGCAGGGGATCCTGATGCGGGAAGGACTGCGCTTGGATGAAGTGGATACCCTGGGCGGTGCAGGTTCCAAACGATTTACGCTCGGTAGAGCAGAAGGGCAACTCGATTGCGCCCGTCACGGGATCGCGATCATCCTTGCGAGCGCAGAGGCCAAGAGAAAGAATCTTGGGCGCGATAGGATTGTCTTTGTAATGCTTACAGTTGATGCAGAGATTCATAATTACCTTTCAATGATTAATTAATTAATGGGCTTGCTACATTTATATTACTTTGTTACTTCCTACTATGCAAGGTGTTACTAAACTTATATCTTAGAGAGTTATACGTTGCTGTTGGCACAATAAAACCAAACCCGCTAAGCGGGGTAGTGCAATCTCTCGTTTATCAGCTTATTCCCGTTATTCTGGGCTACTTCCAGCCAATCAAAGCTGGACACTCTTGCGGAGCGTAGTGTGCTGTTTATCCGCATCGGTCGATTGCACCTTTGCGAGGGCTGGGTCATAGCCCCGTCATGCTCCCGCGTATAGACGAAAAAAAACCGTTTAGTCTGCCACCTGTCGAAACCCTTGGCGCGTGAGCGTTTTTGGGAAGTGGCATACTAAACGGCTTTGCATCGTTTCGACACGATTGAGCAAATGCTAACTTGCGCGTATGGGATTTGTCAAGATTATTCCATTCCGAAAAGTATTTCGTACAGCGTAGCCGCTGGTAGTCCGGTGATTTCCAGTAAATCCGCCCAGGTCAGGTCAGAATCAAATCGCTCTCTTATCTCAATTACACTCATGATTCAACCCTTCCTTCGATCATATCAACCGCATCGGGATCAACCCAGGCGCATACCGCGCCAAAGTCTACCCATTGCCAGCCAGGGGGCTGGGCATTCCAACCCAACGTAGCTAGCCCTGCTTCAATCGCGTCTGATAATTGCATTTTATGCTCCTTTAATTATTAAAAAATAACTGGGCGAAAAGATTACGCCCAACTATTTACAATACAAAGCCCAGGCCGATGGCCAGGATCACGATAAACGCCCAAAAGACTACCTGGTCAACGTCGATAATGATGGTATTCATTTAACCTCCCTTTAACGATTTAACGGCATCACGGGCATCCTTAGCTACGCCAGGCCACCTGTCGCATATCTTGCCGGTGCTATCCATGCTCAAAGCATCATGCTCGCCCAAGAAACGTTGAACAATGAACAGCAACATATCCCTATCAAAGCGTAATCCTTCTATCTGATGCGCCAGGGACTCGCTTTCCTTTACGCGACTCATGATGCTATCCATTGGTCGTAAGTCAAAAGGGGTTCCCCATTGCGGGTAATATCGCCCCCCTTGCCATCATCGGCGCAAGCTAGATATATCTGATACTCGTCATCATTTGACCCGCATATAGGGGTTTGCCAATCGGCCTCGCGCGTGAGGATGATCATGCTATCCCCCTTGCCGTGTAGTCTGCGGCATCATCCTCAATCGGTACGCCCCAGGATGTAATGGCATCCTTGCATGATTGGGCGCGTATGTGGCCTAGCAGATAAGTACGGTAGTAAATGGCATAAAGCATGATTTAATCCTTTTAATGTTTAATGAGCAATATCGCCCACAATGCGCCCTGTCACGGCGCATGAGTGCGGTACTACAATACTAACTTGCCGAAACTCGCAGCAAGATATGCCATCGCGCCACAATAGAATGTATCTAAATCATTCTGATTAACGGCCTCCCATTCCCGTTCATCCTCATAACCTTCCACGCAAATGTACATATCTACATTATCGCGCTTTGATATTTTGAGTGCTAATGCAATAGCGTTATCTTTCGTCATGGTGTACCCCTTTAATAGTTAATTGAGCAATACTGCCCACAATACCGCCTGTCACGCGGTATGAGTGCGGTACTACGCCGAAACCGTGTTTGCGCCTTGTGGCGCTTCCTGGCGCGTTTCGGATGGATCGCCATAAGCCGATTCGATCGCAACATCGCAATGATCACAATGCAGGGCATCATCCTCATAATTGATATCTACGGCATCCACGCGCCAGCCATCGTTTAAATGATGCTTTCGAGCGTATGCAATTTGCTTGTATTCTTTCCGCATACATTCCATGCAAAGCGATCCTCCATCCGAACAAATGCCGTACATAGGATAACCACCAGGCCAAGCGTATTTAGACCGGATTAATGCGCGCAATTGGATGGAATTCATTTAATGTACCCCTTCATTTAATTGTGACTATCGAATGATAATCAGATAACGCGCTATTAATAACGCGCTATCAAGTATCACTAGGCCGCTATTGATTCTACCGTAGCATCAAGCCCTTGAATATAATCAGTAGCCTTTTGCGCCAATGCAGCGGCCTGGATTATTCCCTGCCAATCTTCCTTACAGCCTTTAACCAATTGTTAAATAATTCAAG